CAAGAGCAGCAACACCCTCGGTAATTGCTACGGGTTGAAAAGCACCTTGACTCTTTAGAACTGGCAGGTTATTTTCTATTTCAAGAACTCTTGGGGAAACAACACCTAGTGCTTGCTCTGGTAATGGTGTTTTTGCTGCGTTAGAAAACGCGCCGGCATCAGTAAATATTCTAGAAATCTCATCTTTAATAAATTTGCGACCAGATGCAGTGCCACCAAGACCAGCCTTAAGCATAATACCAATGTAAAGGCCACGGAGAATAACAATTTGGTCTCCACGCTTGCCTTCTTCACCTAGTTTTAAGAAACGAAGCGCTAGCGCGTCTGCCAAATCACGGTCAAAAAGAAGTCTTGCCTGGTTCTTAAATGTTTCAATTGTCTTGACGGTATCTGCACCATGAAGGATTACTCCACCAAAGGGAGTGCGGGCAGCCTTTTTGCCAACAGAATATAAACCGCTACGAACTTGCTCTACATCCTTTTGAATATTGTCAATTTCTTGTCTAAATGTGCTGCCAGGAACAAGGTTTTCATCAACATCTGTTCCAATACGCTCAAGAAGAGCGTGGGCTTCATCATTTCTTTTATCAAGAGCCTTAAGTGCGTCATCGCCAAACTTACTTACAGAAGATGGATTAAACAATGCGTCTAATGCAATTGTTGCACCACTGGTTATACGGCGATAGCGCTTAGCAAATGGGATTCCATTGCTAGCAAACATCAACCCATCTACACGACCAGACATAAGTTTAGATAAATCCTGTGTTTGCCTAAAAAATGTGTGTGCAGCCTTAGCGCTAAACATCTTTTTCTTTATAAAAAGGTCAATTGTTTCCGCATTACGAAGTTCCCAGTGCTCAAAACCAAATTGACGGATAAGGTTTACCTTCTTTGGTTCTGATTTTTCGTCAGCGATAGCCTTTAACTTTGGCCCAACCTCGTAATCCCATAGTTCACGAACCTTTGGGTCAGCAAATACGCTTTCAACATCGCCATTTTTACCAAAATACTTTAATCGCTCACGGCGACTCATAAGTTTTACGCCAACCTTAGGACTTATTTTGGTAACACCCTTGGCAAGTGGCACCAATCCACCACTTGTGTATGTCATTGGGTCTTTAAAGATAGAGAAAAGCGCATCCAAAGTACCAGAGGCTATATTCTTATACTCTGCTTGAATCTTTGGGTTATTTAAATCACCAACAAAAAACTTAAATGTGTCAGAGTTATACCAAGAATCTTCTGGAATTGCTGCATCTGTATCAATATTATTGATTATATCTCTACCAAATGAGGTCTGAGCAAGTTTTACTTTGCCAAAAATCTCATCAAACTTTTCTGGTTCATTGCTAGCAAAACTAATTGCTCCAAGAATCTTGTCATCAACAGAACCATAGTCTTGGATAATCTCAGAATAATCAAGACCAGCGTGGATTCCACGGGCTACAAGGATAAGTTCTGACCCATACTCTTCGGTAAGTTTAGCAATTGCATCTTTGTTATAGATGTTCTTGCCACTATAGCCTTCTCGTAGGGTTGCCTTTTTAAGGGTGTTGCCTTTAAATGTTACGCCCTTGTCTGAGGTATACGGAGCGCTTAGACCTCGGTCATAGACATCTGCAACCTTGAATAAAGCAACAAGTGGAGAAAAGGCAGTTTTAACAACCGTACCTGCCACCTTACCAGCAACTCCGAGCGCTTGGCTCATTAAAGATGGGTCTTCTTTTAGCCATTCCTTTGAGCCAAAGAATAACTTAAGATTATTCTGGACATCTTCATCCAGGGTTCTAAATTGCTTTTTGGCTTCTTCAACTGGAAGTTTGTTTAGTTCTCTTCCTTTATTGAGTGAAAGGCCGACCTGGTTAATTACCTCTTGAACCTCTGGTGGGTAATTAAACTTAGCAGCAGCATTATAAAGACCTGGTACTGCCTTGGCAGCATCTGGAGTTATTCTGCGAGTCATTAAAGTCCTTGCTCTAGCAGAATTTGATAAATAAGTTCGGCCTCGCCAGTTGGGTCAACTTGTGCCAATTGGCGCATAATTACACTTGGACGTGTATCTGGTTCTGGAAGATTCATAAGCGCTTCTGAACCAACTCCCGCACCTTGCTCAATACCAGAAGTAATTGGTTCTTTTGGTCGTGTTGATGCAGCAGTCAAAGGAACAATATCTGGAGCAGAGAACGGTGAACCGGCCATTGGCGCAGAAGTTTGTTGGTCGTAGGTTGCTTGACCTTGCCCATATGGCAATCCTGAAATGTATTGCGCTGGTTGAGTCATACCTTCGGTTGCTCCGCCGTCAGTGCGCTGAGAGAGCGCACCTGGGCCTGAAACTGGAGCCGGATTACTTGGCTGGCGGTATCCGCCTTGTGGTGCACTAGTCATCTTCGTAATCCTCTTCTTCGTCTACCATCTCTTCAAATTCTTCATAATTAATTTCTGAAACCATCCCGCGTGCTAGCCACGGGGTCATGCCATCATTGGCTTCAGACAAGATGTATTTCTGTCCCTTGAAGTCTGCCCATTCGGTAATCAATATCCAATTGGTGCAAATCTGGTTAGCACCGTCAGGGTCTTCCTTAGCAAGGATTTCTATGGCTTCATCAAATTTCTTTTTGAATGCGTCCCCAGCCATGTTTCCTACCTTCTGTTTATTGTGCTTACTCTTGCGTTGCCTTGACCGCTAGCGGTTAGGCTGGATAAAAGAGTTTGTAACTCTGGTCGTCCCTGCTCTATTGGAATAGGGCCTCCTGCCGGGGCACCGGGAGCAGAGGGGACGGGCGGCTCAGCGGGAGACGCAGCCCCAGCAGGAGGAACTTGTGGTTCAGGCGTAAAGACTGTACCGACTGCATCTTCAATCGCTACGCCTTTTTGCCTTGCTTTAATGACATCAGATACCTTGCGGATGATGTCGCTGGGGTCTCCGCCTTGAGTAGCAATTTGTGGAATCGCTGAGGCGTAAGCCTGTAGAGAACCGACTAGCGCATTACGCATTTCTTCAATCTCAATCTTCTCAATTTCTTGAGAGACATTGACGCCAAATGGCAATTCACGCATAGCCAAATCTTTAGAGATAAGTTTTGCTCCTAATGCCTGGAGCATGAAGATAAGTCCCTGTGCTGGGTTTAGACCTGCAAGCATTCCGTATCGGACATCGGCTGAGTAGTCACCCTTGATGTGTTTGCTTGGTAGGTAGGTAATCTCGTATGGCGAACCAGCATCTACGCCACGGATAGTCTTGCTGACATTAAATACTTTTTCATCTGCCTCAAAGCAGATGCTGATAACATCACGAAGTACGCTAGCAAAGACTGCTTGTGCGCTTTTGACCTGAGTATCAAATGCTCCCATAAGCGCCTGAACACCCTGGCCTGTAATGATGCTTGCATCAATGTTTCCAGTACGACCTTCTGGATACCGTGCACCAACGCGTAGTTCTCGGTTAAGAACCTCCTGCTCAGTAAATGCACCAGGTGGAAGGTTGATGTCCACACGGCGAACCGTTTGTGGTGAGTTGGTACGGATAACCGCATCTCCACCAAACTGGAACTCCTGGACATCCAAAGGAACAACAATCGGAGCCTGAACGCTCTTTTCTGCTGCTTCCATGGCAAGAATTGCAAAACGGTTGCGTAGCAACTGAATGCCAAGTACATCATCAAATTGACCGCGTGCTTGTCCGTCAATAGACGGGCGCTTTGCTACAACAACATTCATCTTGCCAAGCAAATTGCGTGCTTGAGACAAAATCATGTTGTCCTTGTTTGGCAAGTAGACAACTGATTGGTCTTTGTCGTAGTAGCGAACTACATCCAGCAAAACGTTAAGGTCTTGCTTGTAACCTTCCTTCCCTAAGATTTCATATGCGAACTCAGGGAATTGCGCTACCAGTTCTCCCATAGGAATTTGATAACGCTTGGCGAAAGCGGTGCAACGGTTGTAGCGGTCAAACTCAGGATAAGCACCTACTGGACTTTCTACCCGTATACGCGGCAACTTCGCTTCTTCGTCCAATTCAATAATGAAAGGAACGAAACCGAATGTGATGTAAAAATCTGCACCCTGGTACATCTGTACCTGAAGTTCAGAATGGTTAAAGTAATTTGATGCAATACGGGTGCGCTTGTCAGCAAATGAACGTGCACGGTCTGAGGTTTGGTTAGCAGCCGAGCAGTTGATTGCAGGCAACGGTGCCATGACTTCTGACAGGTCTCTTGCAACAATGTCAATAAAGTTAGCAACTACGTTGGCGTCTACGCCTTCAGGGAAGAAGTCTGGGTAAACCTCAGTAATTCTTCCCTGGCGAACGGCAAGCACATCGTTTGCCCGAGCATCTCGCTCAGCAGAGCGGTGTTTCAGCGCGTCAACGCGTGCTGCAATCTGTTCAATGGATAACAATTAAGTTCCCTACTTTGTTTTTTTATTTACTATTTTTGTGTTACGAAAATCTTTAATTTCTTTTTTCTGGTATCTTTTTATTTGTTTTTCGCTAGACCATTTACCTTTTTGAAGACGAGCATTGCTTTTTTGAGAAGCATAACCTGGATGAGTTGCCCATATCATGGCATCTGATTTTGTATCTCCAGGATTATATTTCATAATCATGTCTACTTTATCTTTGTCATAAGCACGCTTTGCATTGCCTTTAGAAAGTTTTGCGTTAGCAGCCTTAAGCCCACGCTTAGTGGCTTTATCAGTTGGTGCTTTAGGCTTTGGCTTAACCTTAACAACAGCCTTCTTGGCGCCCTTTTTAATAAGGTTTGCCAAAGGATTCTTTTTGGGTGCTGGCATGGCAGTTCCTTATCGGTGCTTAGCGTATGTGTAAGGGTCTAATTTAAATTCAGCATCGCGTGCCATTTTACGTGCTCTACGGTCTGCTTCTTCTTCTTGAAATTTTTTCATTTCTCTCTCGTAGGCTTTGCGGCGCTTTGCATCTTCAATTGCGTCACGTTGACGGCGAAGGTCAGTTTTTTTACTTGCTTCTCTTTCCGCTGCAATAACTTCTCTACGTTTTGCTCTAACTAGTTTGCGGTCTTTTTCTGTTACTAATTTTTTCCCAGTTAGTTTTCTGGCTTCAGCATTAGTTTTCTTGCGTGCAGTCTTAAAGGCTTTGTTGCTTGCTTGCTTCTGAGCAACCTTCTTTACTCCCTTTTTAACTAATTTAGTTAAAGGATTTTTCTTAGGTGCTGGCATTTTACCATCCTTTTCCGTTATAGACATCACCGTAAAGTTTTTTACGTTGTTCTTCTAGTTTTTTAAGTCCTCTTTCAATTTCACGATAACGTGTTGGATTTGGACGAGAACCAGTATCAGAAACTGTTTTTAATTCTTTTTTACTTCTACTAATAATTTCATCCACAGAAGCAAGTTCTTTTTTGGAAGCAGACGTTTTTTTGGCATCTGCAACTTTGGCTCGGGACACCATATCGTTTTGCGTTCTAACTGCACTAGCCTTTGCTTTTGTGGCTTTTTTTGCTTTTGGTGTATTGCTCATTGCTTTTCTAACACCCTTTTTAACTAATTTAGTTAAGGGGTTCTTTTTAGGTGCTGGCATTACTTACTCCGTTTTCTCCGCGTCTTGTTTAATCCTGGAATAGTCGGAACAAACGGC